ACGCCGGGAGCCTACTAAGGTGCCGCACTACCTTGGAGGCAAGCTCGGAACGCGCGAGCGCCTGGACAAGCAGTTCCACGCGCTGAAGCAGATCCGTCAGTCTGGCTTCGATTCTCATTATCGTGATCTTGCGGACTTCTACCAGCCGCGCCGCGTGCGCTGGTTCCAGGCAGACCGGAACAAGGGCGACAAGCGGAACGGCAACATCATGAATTCGGCGGGCACCTTCTGCGCGGAGACGTTGCAGTCGGGGCTCCACGCCGGACTCACGTCGCCGTCGCGTCCCTGGATGCGCCTGACGACGCCTGATGCCGGGCTCGCCGAAGTGCCGGCGGTGAAAGAGTGGCTGCATCAAGTCTCGCAGCGGATGCTCACCGTCTTCGCGCAGACGAACCTCTACAACGCGCTGCCCACGGTCTACGGCGACATGGGCGTCTTCGGCACGGCGGCGATGTCCGTGGTTGAAGACCCGCGCGATCTCTTCCGCTGTTACGCCTATCCGATTGGCAGCTACGCTGTCGGGCTTGACCAGCGGGGCATCGTTGGCACGTTCGCGCGCGAATACGAGCTGAGTGTGCGTCAGGTGGTCGAGCAGTTCGGAGTCGTGCAGGGCACGCGCACGATCAATTGGGCGGGCATTAGCGACAGCGTGAAGGAGCGATGGGACCGTGGCGACTACGAGGACGCGGTGCCGTTGTGCTGGTTCGTGTCGCCGAACGTGGAGCGGGACCGGAACAGGCTCGAAGCTCGGCACAATATGCCGTGGCACTCCGCGTATTTCGAGACGCAGGCGCAGACGGACACACGCGGCTCGGCGCGCTTCCTGCGCGAGTCGGGCTTCAACACCTTCCCGGTGATGGTGCCGCGTTGGAGCATCACGGGCGAGGACGCCTATGCGACCAACTGCCCTGGCATGTCGGCGCTGCCCGACGTGAAGCAGCTTCAGACGATGGTGCGGCGCAAGGCGACGTTACTGCACAAGGCAGTGGACCCGGCGCTCGTCGGTCCCCCGAGCTTGCGCACGCAGAAGACTTCGCTGCTCGCGGCGGACATCACCTACGACGAGAGCACGTCGCGCGGGAGCGGGCACGGCCTGCGGCCCATTCACGAGGTGCGGCTCGAAGGCTATCAGCACCTGGTCGCGGACATCTACGACACGAAGCAGGACATTCGGCAGGCGTTCTACACAGACCTGTTCCTCATGCTTGCGTCGAGCGACCGGCAGCGCGGTTCGCAGCCGGTGACCGCGCGTGAGATTGACGAACGACACGAAGAGAAGTTGCTGGCGCTCGGGCCGGTGCTCGAACGCACGAACGACGAGCTGCTGGACCCGTTGATCGACCGCGTTTACATGCTGATGGACGCGGCCGGCCTGATTCCCGAAGCGCCGCCCGAGCTGGACGGCGTGGCGCTGAAGGTCGAATACATCAGCATCATGTCGCAGGCACAGAAGCTGATCGGCGTCGTATCGCTTGATCGCTTCCTGCAATCGACGCTGCCGATGGTAGAGGCGGTGGCTCAGCCGAGCGAAGTCACGGACAAGATCGACATCGACCAGGCCATCGAGAACTACGGCGATATGCTCGGCGTGGACCCGCGCATCATCCGTTCGACGGAAGAGTCGATGGCCCGCCGGCAGCAGCGTGAACAGGCGCAGCAGGCGATGGCAGCCGCTGCGAGCGCGAAGGACGCGGCCGGCGCGATGGCGACCGCAGGACAGCACCCCATTGCGCCGGACTCGGCGCTTGACCGCATCTTGGCGGGCATGGGGGCGCAAGGTGCGGCTGCATGAAAACGCTGATCATCACCGGCAAGAAAATCTCGGAGCTGACGCCGCGCGCCTTGCACCCGGAGGCATGTGCGCTGTGGGGAGTGGGCTCCTGGAACCAGCGAGCCTGGAACGGGCAGTTGAAGGACTGGACGGAATGGTTCGACGTGCATCCGCCGAACGCCGTCGAGTGGTTCATGGGTATTCGCGCAGTGCGGCCGCAAACGTGGGCGTGGTATCAGGCGCAAAGCGTGGACCGGCCTATCTGGCTCCTGTCGCAGGAGCCGAGTATTCCGGCAAGCCGGGCTTTCCCTCGTGCCGTGATTCAGCGGTTCTTTGGAACAGGGCCACACCTCTGCACGCGCTTCACCTGCACCGTGGATTGGATGCTCGCAAAAGCGATCTACGACGGCTACGAAAAGATCATCTTCAACGGCATCGGCGTGGCGACCGGCGAGATGTATCAGTTTCAGCACAAGGGAATTCTGTATTGGCTCGGGCAGTGCGAAGCGCGTGGGATCGAGCTGTCCTTCGACCAGCCGAGCGTCTACACGCCGCCGTTGCTGGTGTATGGCTACGAGTGTGGGCCACCGACCACCGGCCGCTGGCCGGCGCGCCCGCAAAAATTTCAGCCGCGCGGCACGTTGGCGTTGGCGCACAAGCGTATGGCCCAGCGCGCGAGGCTACGACGGCCGTGATCAAGTCGAGCGTCGAGCGGCGACGAGCGAATAAGACACGTGCGCACGTGTCGCTACGTGTGGACCAGATGCCGCGCCTTGCGCTGGACGACCTGCACTACGAGGTAGAGTGCCGCAAGGTGCTCGTCGTGGGCTCGGCGCGGCTGGAGCGCCCGCTGGACCGGGAGCCTGACGAGCTGGTGGTGTGCGTGAACGGAGGGATCTCGACATTCCCTGGAGTCGCTGACTTCTGGGTCGTGAACAGTCGTGCGAACGCGCGGTTCTTCACGAACGAGCGGCTGCGGATGCACAAGCTGATGATGGACCAGTGCTCGCGGCGGTTCATCGAGACGGTTGTGTTCGTGACGCGCGCGGAAGGCAGTGAGCAAGTCACGGCGCTCTGGATGGAAGAGCGCGGGTGCGGCTGGCGTCGGTCGATGCTGCTCGATCCTGGTGCGCGTGCGATGGTCGAGCGCGATAGCGGCGGGCGCATCAAGGGGATGGAACGACAGACCGCCTCGCTTGGGTTGACGACCGTCGCGCTGTTTCTGTGGGCTGGCGCTTTGCGCGTGCGTTTGCGAGGGTTCTCGCGCACGGCTGGCTACGAGTATCTGCCGAAGGATGCGCCTGTTGATCAGCGGTGGCGGGCGCACTTGTCGGCTGACATCGGGATGATGGAGCACCTTCTGAAGCGCCACGGCGAGCGCGTGCAGGGCTACGGAATGAGGGAAGCGTGAGCGGACGACCTGGAAGGCGCGCGGAGCGGTCGTCGTCGTGGGCGCTGACCGGCAATGCGGCCGATGTCAAGCAACTGCGTGCGGCCGGGCGTGCGGAAGCGCGATGGGCCGATGCGGCGCTTCGCGACATGCGCGAGATGTTGACGATGCCGGCGGCGCGGCGCGTGATCTGGCGACTGATGTATGAGTCGCGGATCTCGTTCGCGCACGCACATGAAGAGCTGCCGCACCTGACGGCGTCGGTGTGGGATGGCTCCGCGAAGATTCACTACAACAGCGGCCGGCAAGACATGGGACTGCTGTTGCAGGGATGGGTCCAGCAAGCGGACCCGCGTGCGCTGATACAGCTCTTGGAAGATGCGCTTCGCGACAACGCGCAGCGTGAGGCGGAAATTGCGGCCACCCGAGTCAAGGCCGTTACGGAGGACACAGAGAATGCCTGAACCTATCGCAGCCGCTGCGCAGCCACAGCCCGCAGCCGCCGCGTCCCCTGCCGCCGTGCCTGCTGCCGCTGCACCAGCAGCCGCAGCGGTTCCAGCGGCCGCAGCCGAGCCTGTCAAGCCCGCAGTCGCAGAACCCGTGAAGCCGGCCGACGCCGCCGCTGCTGCCGCAGCCGCCGCGCCGAAGGCTCCCGCGAAGTATGCGCTGCTGGTGAAGCCGGGCGACGACGTAATCGTGAACGCGGATGTTCTCAAGCACTACGAGGACGTGGCGCGTGCATCGGACTGGTCGAACGACGACGCACAGGCGGCGGTCGATGAATACGTGCTTGGGGTGAAAGCCGCAAGCGCCCGCTTCCTGGCGCAGACCGCAGCGGACCCAGACTACGGGGGGTCGAGCCTTGCGCAAACACAACAGCGCATGGATCTCGCCATCAACAAGCTGCGACCTGTCGGCCATCCACGTCGCGAGTCATTCATGCGCTTTCTTCAGAGCGCAGGCGTGACGAATCACATCGAAGTCATGAGTCTGTTCGCGGACCTTGGAAAACTGATGTCGGAGGACGGAGGCACGGGCGGTGTGAGCGGTGGTCGCACGGAGACGGACGCCGTCTCAAAGATGTATGACCATCCCGCTTCGCAGCCGGCGCAAACGTAGGCCGACGTTGAAGGAGTGAGAAGCCAATGGCTACTTTGAGCGTAAACGCGCTGACCCTCGCGGATTGGGCCAAGCGCCTGGACCCTGACGGCAAGGTGCCGGTGATTGTCGAGTTGCTTTCTCAGACGAACGAGATGCTGCCAGACATGATGTTCCGCGAAGGGAACCTGCCCACCGGACACCGTGTCACCGTTCGCACTGGACTGCCGAGCGTCTTCTGGCGGCAGTTGAATGCGGGCGTCGAACCGAGCAAGAGCACCACGGCGCAGATTGACGAGCAGTGCGGAATGCTCGAAGCGTGGTGCGAGGTGGACAAGGACTTGGCGCTGTTGAACGGGAACGTGTCGGCGTTCCGCTTCAGCGAGTCCAAGGCGTTCATCGAAGCGATGAATCAGGAGATGGCCTCGACGTTCATCTACGGGAACGGCGGGTTGTCGCCTGAAGAGTTCTCCGGGTTGGCCGTGCGCTACAGCGATCTGAGCGCGGGCAACGGGGCGAACATCATCGACGCTGGCGGCGACGACGATCACCCGGACCTGACCTCGATCTATCTCGTCGGATGGGGCGAGGACACGGTCTACGGCATCTTCCCGAAGGGGAGCAAGGCCGGGCTCATTCACGACGACTACGGTGAAGTCACCGTGGAAGTCACGGCGGGCGTGGCTGGTTCGCGTATGCGCGCGTTCCAGGAGCGTTACCAGTGGAAGAGCGGGTTGTGCGTCAAGGACTGGCGCTACATCGTTCGTGTCGCGAACATCAACGTCCCGGAGGTTGCCAGCGACGTGATCGATCTGGTGGACCACCTGGAACACGCGCAGGAGCTGTTGCCGAACCGTCTCGGCAAGCCGGTGCTCTACATGAACCGCACGATGCGGCGTCACCTGCGTCGGCAGGTGCGTGCGTCGGTCGGGAGCGGCGGGGGCCTCACGTTCGAGAACTTCGCCGGCAAGCCGGTGCTGATGTTCGGAGACATCCCCATCCGCACCGTCGATGCCATCGTGAACACCGAGGACCACGTCTCGTAGCGCGCGGCGCTGCGTGACGGAACAGTTCCTCTTCACATAGGAGTCAGACACATGTTTCTGGATGCGTTCACTCAGTTGAGCAATGCGCAGGCGGTAACGGATGCCGATGCGTATTCGACCAACACCATCGACCTGGGGGATGTCACGCCCAAGCGAGTCGTGGGCGACGGCGAACCGCTGGCGCTGGTGATCACCGTGGACACCGGGCCGGCCGAGCCGGCGGGTTCACTGACCGACACGTTCGACTTCATGGCGGTGGAGAGCGTCAACGCGGATCTCTCTTCGCACACCGTGATGGCACAGCGCCGGATTCCTGGCGCTGAGCTGGTGGCCGGGGCGTTGATCGTGATCAACATCCCGCCCGGTCGGCCGTTGAAGCGTTACATCGGCGCGCGCTACGAATTGGGAACGGGCGACACGATCACTGTGTCGGCGTGGATTCTCCCGTTGTCGTTCGTGCCGCGTCTGGTGAGCTACGCGAAGGGCTACGTAATCGATTAGGCGTGGCCTGAAGTCGAGCGAGTAAGACCGGGGCGGGGTCGCATGGTGCGGCCTCGCCCTGTCGTTCATCAGTAGAAAGGATACGCATGGCGAAGAAGACACCAGCGCCCGCGCAACAGGCTCCAGCCATCGCGCCGGCCCTACGGAAGCGGAGGCAAGTTGAACAGGTGGCGCGTCCGAAGCAGCACGGCGTCGGCGCACGCTCGACGCAGCCAGCGCCGCCGGCGCCCGAGCCTGCGAAGCCGGCACGGCCGCAGCCGATCAAGGTGCGCGCCACGAAACTGCGCTACTACAACATGAAGCGTCGGCGCGTGAACGATGTCTACGTGCTGCGCAAAGAGTCGCACTTCGACCCTAAGACGATGGTGCGCGTGAACCCGACAACGCCAGAGAAAGTCACCGGGCCGAACGCACACATCGAACGCGAGAAGCTGGAGATCCTGGGGTTGCGACAGGGGGACAAGCCGGAAATCGGGATGATCGTCGGGCCTGACGAATCGTCGCAGGTAGGCGAGGGCGATCCGAATCCGATTGACGAGTAGGAGTGTGAGCCATGCCGCCGACAGACCTGACAGAGCTTCGAATATGCTGGAACTGCCGCGAGGTGGTTCACATCAAGGTGCTTTGTCTGGACTGTTGGCGCATGGCGCTGATCACGTTCCTGGTGGCGACGGGCGGCGGTGAGGCGCTGCATCACATCGCGGAGCGGTTCGGCTTCCTGAAGTGGTGACATGGCGACACGTCAGTTCCTCTGCAATCACGTAATCTCAGGCGGCAACGGCGTAGCTGCGAATTGGCTCAGCCCGCAAAACATGGGCGTCTGGGTCACGTCTGGCTCGAACCCGGTCCCGTATTGTGGCACGCGCGCCATCGTGCGGCACGTCGGAATTCGCGTGAGCGCCGCGCCGGGCGGTGGGAACAGTTGGGTGTTTGATCTCCTGAAGAACGGCGCGGTCACGGTGTATCAGCTCACCATTTCTGGTGCGGCCGTGTATGCCGAGCTGAGCGATTGCCTCTTACTGGAGGACGGCGACACGTGGGAGATGCGCCGCACTCCTGGCGGGGCGCCGACCAATGTGATTGACACGGACTTCACCATCGTCCTGGACCAGCAGGAAGCGTTCGAGTCCACCTATAGCCAGCACGCAGGCACCACGTTATTTATCGGCGTTGTGCGATCGTCTTTGTTCTCAGGGCAACGATGGGGCTCGTTCATCGGTGGCGTGAACGGGGCCATCAATAGCGTCGTGGCAACACCAGGGGCCGTGACGAAGGTGCGCTGGAAGCTCACGAGCGCGATGATTGCCGGCGGCACCTACACGGTCGTCGCCATCAAAAACGGCGTGGCACAGACCGGAGCCGGCGGTTCGGCTGGCACGGTGGACACGCGGTTCTATATCACGGCCGGGCTCGACGTGGGGACGTGGACGGGCACGTTCGAGCTGTCGGCCGGCGACCAGGTGTATTGGCAGTTGTCGTATTCGGGACCGTTCTATACGGGCACTGGCGGCGGGTTGTGCGTGCGGTTCGTCGCGGACACGGACGGGGAGAGCCAGTTCGGGAGCGCGATGCAGGTCAACATGCCAACCGCCGCGGGGACGACCTACACGGTGCTGTCGCCTACGGTCGGCGCGGAAGGCGGACATACGTGGAATGCGTCTGAAGCGACGGCGCTCCTGCGGAACGATAGCGCGTTTTCGTTCACGTTGAAGCACTTATGGGTGCGCATCGGAGGACTCTTCGGTGGGGTGCCGTTGAATGCGCTGACGATGTCACTGCGTCTGAATAGCGGCACACCTGCCGGGGCTCCGACCGTTGCGTGTGCAGCCGGCTCGGGCGGGAACCAGGATTTGGCTCGGTCGATGACCGTGACGCCGACTGACACGTTCGATCTGCGCAACGTGCAGACAGGCACGGCCGGGCTGGCGACCCTGTCAACCTTCACGTCAATCATGGTAGCGACGGCCGAGCTGTTCGGCGCGTGCTACCCGGACGCATCGTCGGACCCGTGCGATCCGTCCACGCCGCCATCCTCTGACCCGTCCGCGGGAGAGGGGGCAGAATGCGAGTGCTGTGTGTCTACCCAAATTCACGTGTTAAACCTGGCGCTCTTGCGGTGCGGCGTGTCGAAGACCATCGACACGCTGGACGACGAGACGCGCGAACGCTTAACCGGCGACGTGTTCTACGAACACGAGCGGCAGGCCACCTTGCGCAGCTTTCCGTGGCCCTTCGCGACGAAGTATGCGAAGGCGACCGACGAAAACACTGGCTATATGTTTCCGATCTACGGGGATGTGAGCGACCCGATGAACGACGACTGGATTTACGGCTACACCTACCCGATTGATTGCCTCTTCGCGCGTCGGCTCGTCACGGTTGGGGTGGGCCGCAAGTATCACACGGACCCGCCGCCGATGCGCATCGGGCGCACCTACGATCTGGGCAGTGACCCTGAAGATGACACGCTGCTCGTGTTCTCGAACGAGGTAGACGCGATTCTCGAATACACGGCGGACGTTGAATGCGCACTCAACTTCACCGACCCGCTGTTTATCGATGCCTTCGCGTGGCGTTGCGCTGCGGCGTTCGCCCCGTCGCTGTCGCGCATCAAGGACATGGACAAGGTCTGTTGGCAGCGTTACCTCGACGCGCTCGACATGGCAGCGGCGGTGGCCGCGAAGGAGCAGCAGCAGGAGAAAGAAGGCGGCGCGAGCTGGATTGACGCGCGAGCGTAGACCATGCCGACAGGAGTGATTCAACGGTCGTTCGTCGCAGGGGAGCTGTCGCCGTCGTTTGGCGCACGGGCTGATCTGGCGCAGTATCACGCCGGCCTGCGCGAGTGTCGCAACTTCTTCGTGCGCCGGCCTGGGGGCGTGAGCAATCGCGCTGGCACGAAGTTCCTGGGCGAGGTAAAGGACAGCTCGCAGGTAGTGCGGTTGTTCAAGTTCGTGTTCGGGTTCGAGGAAGTCTTTCTGATCGAAGCCGGCGAGGACTACTTCCGGTTCTGGAAGAATGACGAGCTGGTTATGGACGGGAGCGACCCGTTTGAGGTAGTTACGCCCTACGCAGCCGCTGACCTGCCGCTGTTGCGAATCGTCCAGTCAGGCACGACGGCGACCCTCACGCACAAGGACTACGCGCCGCGCGAGTTGGTGTGGGGCGGAACGGGCGACACGGACTTCACGCTCTCGCTGGTCGTGACAGCGCCGGGCATTGCCGCGCCGGGCAGCTTGACTGGCGACACGTTTGATGATTGCGATGCCGGCGTGTTGGTGCGCAAATATAAGGTCACGGCGGTGAAGACCGAGACGCTGGAAGAGTCGTTGCCATCGTCGGCGGTGACGCTTGTCGCGGTCGCTACGCATCCCACGGAAGAGCGACCCGATACGCTCAGTTGGGGCGCGGTCGCCGATGCGGTGGAGTATCGCATCTACATGGACCCGCACCAGAACGGGACGTTCGGCTATCTGCAAACAGTGATCGGGGCGGTGACGTTTCGCAACACCGGATTCTCGCCTGACTTTTATCGCACGCCGCCGCAGGCGCGCGTGCTGTTCGTGGGGGCGAACACCTATCCGCACTGCGCCGCCTACTACTTGCAGCGCCGAGTGTTCGCGAATTCGCACGCGGAAGTCGAGAAGGTGTGGGCGTCGAAGATCGGGTTCCTCTCCAACTACTCGATTCGGTCGCCGTTGCTGGAAGACGACGCGGTGACGTTCGACCTGGCGGCGAATGACGTGCAGGCGATACAGCACATGGTGCCGCTTGGTCGCCTGGTCTTGCTTACAGACAACGGCGAGTGGGTGGTGAACGGGGACGAAGCCGGCTCGCTGACGCCGTTCCAGATCAACGCGAGGCAGCGTGGCTATACGGGCTCGTCGGCGCTCGTGCCTGTGGTCGTGGGCTCGTCTATCGTCTACGTGCAGGCGCGCGCGACGGTCGTCAAAGAGCTGCGCTTCAGTGAAGGCGGCGGGCTCGAAGAGCGGGAGCTGAGCCTCTACGCCGATCACTTGTTCAAGGACCACAACATAGAACAGCTCACCTACGCGAAGCTGCCGGACTCGATTGTGTGGGCCGTGCGCTCCGACGGGGCGCTCGTCGGGATGACGTATCTCCCGGACTTCAACATCTGGGGTTGGCACAAGCACGACACGGGGACGAGCGATGCGTTCGAGTCGGTGATTGCGCTGCCGGACCAGGAGCGCGAAGATTCTGTCTACTTCAGCGTGCGGCGCACGGTGGACGGCAACATCGTGCGCTACATCGAAAAGTTTGCGACCCGGCGCGTGGTGAGACTGGCCGAGTGCATCTTCATGGACTCGGCGGTAACAGTGACCGGGCCAACGACCACTATCACCGGGCTCGATCATCTGGAAGGCGAAGTTGTAGCGGTGCTGGCCGATGGCGTCGTGATCTACAACGGCGACCCGGACGGCGATGACGCGGAGACGTATCGCGTAAGCGGCGGCGAAGTGGCGCTGGCTGCGTCGGCGGACCTGATTCAGGCGGGCCTCGCGATTCGGACGGCGCAGATCAAGACGCTCCCGCTGGACGTGGCAGGGTCGAACGTGCGGGACCGCAAGAAGAAGGTGCAGGCGTTGACGGCGATTGTGGATGATTCGACACACGGGTTCTACGCTGGTCCTGACGCCGATCATTTGATTCAGGAACGGCGCGAATCGTGGCAAGCGTCGGACGGGGTGGTATCGAAAACACTGGACGTAAATCTCACCTGCGCGTGGGAAGATGACGGGCAAGTGATCGTGGCGATGAAAGATCCGCTGCCGTTAACCGTGCTCGCGGTGATTCCGAGCGTGGAATTAGGAGGGTGATCGAATGAAGCGATGGATGATGGCGCTGGTGCTTGCGCTGGGATGTGTCGTTGGCGTGTGGGCGCAGCTCCCGAGCAGCGGCGTGATTCGGATGGAGTGGCAAGGACTCCTCAACCGCGCGAACACCTGGACCGCGCTCCAGACCTTCGATGACGTGACGGTCACTGGCACCTGTGCCGGGTGCGGCGGGCTTACTGTCTACAGCGACGGGAGCGACGGCGACATCGTCGTTGACGTGGATAACATCAGCATCCCAGACCCTACAGCCATTGCTGTGTGGCAAGCTGTCACAGCCTATGCTGCTGGCGATCTGGTCAAGAGCACAACGAGTACTGTCCGCGTGTTTCGTGTGGTCTTATCCGGGGTATCAGGCGCCAGCGAACCGTTTGCGTTCTTTAATGGATTACCAGGTACGCAGCGCCGCCAGGATCTGTCGGACCCTGACGGTTCCGTCTTCTGGGAACAGGCGACTCTTATCGTGAATGGATACCTTGAAGGGCCACTCTACGCGGATGACTTTACCATCGCTGCGTTGGTTACTCTCCGCACTTACGGTTGGCCGATCTACGCTCGTGGGACGGCTACGATTGCGGGCACGCTCAGCGCCGCAGGACCATCCGCGATAGGGGCGACGCCCGGCGCGTACGCGGCGTTTGCTGGCGATGACATGCCGACGATCTTTGGGCGTGGGACGAGCGGTGTCGCGCCAGCGACAGTAGGGGTGATCGGTGATACCTGGGGTGGTGGAATTGGCGGATTTGGCGGGATAGGTGCCGATAGCCCTACGCCTGTCGAGCCTGGGTTTTATGGCGCGGCGAATTATCTGACTCGATATAGAGGTGCGCGCCACAACTTGACAACCGCGATCACGCCAGCCATTTTTGCTATCGGTGTTGATGATTTTACCAATAGAGTGGGGTCCAGTGGTGGTGGAGGCGTGAGCGATACCATGAGCATGAGGTCAGGGGGAGCGTCAGGGGCGGCAGGGTCCGCGCTGGCGTTGATTGCTCGACAGATTCTTTTAAGTGGGGTACTGACGGCCAAGGGCGGTAATGGTGGCAATGGAGAAGCAGGGGGCAATACGGGTGGGGGCGGGGGTGGATCTGGCGGCTGTATTATCCTCGCGTACGATACCAAAACTGGCGCTGGAACCGTCGATGTCTCTGGCGGGGTTGGCGGCAGCGGCCAGGGGACGGGAACGGCTGGCGGCTCCGGCAGTCCTGGAGATGTTGTCGAGATCGTGAACGTGGTCTAGAACTCGCGGTCGTGGTGCAGAACACGAAGGTCGGGCGGTAATCACATGGAACACTATCAGCGACCCGTCGTTTCCTGATCGAGCGCTGAGGGGGAGATGATGAAGCGCATTCTCGCCTGGGTGGTTGTTGCCGTCGCGTTGACGGCCATCGTGTCGGCGCAGCTCCCGAGCAGCGGCGTGATTCGTATGGAGTGGCAGGCGCTCCTGAACCGCGCGAATACCTGGACCGGCGTGCAGACCTTCACCGGCGGGTGCGTGGGCTGCGGTGGGGCGCCTGGCGGCAGC